AAGCGTGATCCTCGGTTTGCTAAGGAGTGGGATCGTCGCGCGGCTGAGTTGAATGTTCACCCGGAGCGTACGCAGTCGGTGATTGATTCTTTGCATGTGGCTGCGGTTGGGGGTTCTGTTCAGGCTGCGTCTTTGTATTTGCAGTATGTGGAGAAGTTTACGCCTCGTCGTCGTGTTGTCGTTGATGATGACCGTGAGGCTGCTGGTTTGTCGGATTTGGAGTTGGCTGACGAGTTGGAGGGGCATGTGAGGCATTTGAGGGTGGTGGATGATGGTTTGGCCTGAGGTCACTGAGCGTGTGGAGTTGGGTCCGTTGTTTGATGAGGATTTGGGGTGGCGTGAGGAGGCGTTCGGTGAGCATCCTGTGTTGGGTCCGTGGGGTGACCCGTTTCACGATGAGGAACCTTTGGAGTGCGGTGTGGACGAGGTTGATGTCTGCGAGTCCTGTCAGTGAAAGCGGTGTGGGCGACGTTGACGATGTGTGGGTTTATTGGGTTGACGGCGTGGGTGTCTGCTCGGGCGTTACGTTCGTTGTTCGGGTAGATGAAAGTTTGGATTGATCAGGACCTGTGTACTGGTGATGGTATTTGTGCCGAGATTTGCCCACCGATTTTTGATATGCACGCGGACGGGTTGGCTTACGTCAAGGAGGAGCATTGGAAGTCGCTGGCGGGGCCTGATGGCGGTCATGGTGAGCCTGCCTATAGGATGGCGGATGGGATGGCTTCGGTGTCGGATGAGTTGGCTGAGGCTGTGATCGAGTCGGCGGAGGAGTGTCCGGGTGAGTGTATTTTCATTGAGGTGTAGCTGATGGGTCGTCTGTCTGAGCTTCAGCAGGAAGCGGAGTGGCGTCGTTGCGCGTCTGATGAGAAACATTTTTTGGAATCTTACTGGCATATTGCCCATCCGGCTAAGGGGCGTATCCTGTTCAAGTTGCGGAAAGCCCAATCTGAGGCTTTGGACCATTGGGGTAGTAACCGTTATTCTCTGACCTTGAAGGCCCGTCAGATTGGTTGGACTACGTTGGTGGCCGCGCACCAGTTTTGGTTGGCGTTCTTTCACGCGGATCAGAACATTATTGACCTGTCGCGTACTGAGCGGGAATCGGTGTTGTTGTTGCGTAAGTCGAAGTATGGTTTTCAGCACATGCCGGATTGGTTGTTGGCGCGTGGCCCGGAGTCGCTGGTGGAGCATCAGCAGAAGATGGCTTTCGATAATGGCAGTATGATTACGTCGATGCCGTCGGCGTCTGATCCGGCGCGTGGCGAGTCGGCCACACTGGTGGTCGTTGACGAGTGGGCGTTCTTGCCAAACCCCGAAGAGGCGTGGGCTTCCATTGAGCCGGTGGCGGATGTTGGCGGGCGGATTGTCGGTTTGAGTACGGCTAACGGGTCGGGTAACTTTTTTCACGAACTGTGGGTTGGGGCGCAGACTGGGAACAACCGGTTTGCTCCCATGTTTTTTCCGTGGTCGGCGTCGGAGGACCGGGACGGTTCGTGGTATGAGTCGAAGCAGGAGTCGATGTTGTCGTGGCAGTTGGCTCAGGAGTATCCGTCTACGCCTGAGGAGGCGTTCATCAAGTCGGGTAACCCGGTTTTCGATTTGGACGTGTTGGAACGCATGGGGGCGTTGGTTCGTCCGGGTGTGATGGGGTATTTGGCGGAGCCGTCCCCTCGGGTGGTGGAGTTCAGGCGCGATGCTCACAGTTTGGCATAACCCTGTTGGGGGTCGCACTTACACCGCTGGGGTGGACACAGCGGAGGGGCTGGTTCACGGCGACTATTCGTGTATCCAAATGTTGGATGTTCGCACCGGTGAGCAGGTTGCGTGCTGGCATGGGCATATTCCCCCTGACATGTTGGCCTACGAGGTTTACCGCATGGCGTTGTGGTACAATGATGCTTTGACGTGTGTGGAGTCGAACAATCATGGTTTGACTACTATTGTGCAGTTGCGCCATTTGGGGCATCCGAACTTGTTTCGGAAGCGCACGTTGAACCGTGCGACTACGAAGGTTTCGATGGAGTTCGGGTGGAAGACGACGCGAACGTCGAAGCCGTTGATGATTGACGATTTGGACATGGCGTTGCGGAACGACGAGCTAATATTGCGGGATCGGCATACTATCGCTGAGTTGCGAACGTATGTGCGTAACGAGCGGGGGTCCATGTCGGGTTCCCCGTATGATGATCGGGTTATGGCGTTGGCGTTGGCTAACGAGATGCGCCAGTACGCGTTCATGCCCGAGTATGCGCCTGCCGCGGACGACTATTGGAGTGTGGATTGGTTCGCTCGGATGATAAAACCGGACGATAACCCGGATTTGCGCATCGGTTCCCACACGGTGCGTGGGACAGTGTGAACATACCTGTTAGAGAGACTATTGGAGGTTTTCGCCTTGGCAGTACGAAACTTTGTGGCGTTTACGAGCGGCACAGAAACGATTGATGGCCCGAAGGGTCAGAACGACAAGATGGAACGTGGCGGTTCCGTGGTGTCTAACCCGATTTGGGAACCGGCAGCACCGCAATCTCCGAAGCAGCGGTTGACCGACCCGAAGTACGCTAACCTGACTGGTGGTTACGGTGAGATTTCGATTCGGGAAACACCGTTCAATCAGCATGGGGTTACCGGCAAGGTCGAACCGGCCAAGCCGCAGCCGGACCTGAAGGGTCACAACACGGCCCCGCACACCAAGCGCCCGTAACTATGGCTGTCCTCCCACGGGAGGCGTCCTACGGGGAGTTCCGCGACTATGTGGTGGAACGGCGTGGGCCGTTGTCTTGCGCTGAAATAGACGACTTGTGGGAACGCCGCCAAAAACTGTTGACACTCCGTGTCGATACGAGGGTTGGTTGGCGTTCACGGGCGTTAGCTGACGACGAGAAACATTTGTCTCGCCGCGAGTTGGGAGACAAGCGGCTCGTGGAGGCGAAATCACAGGGCCGTAACGTGGAGCGTTTACCGGACAAGGCGTATTTCTGATGGCTCGTAAAACCCGCGCTGAACAGTACAGCATCATCCATGAGAAGTTGGATTCGTCGGCGCGTTGGCGGGACGAAATGGGTTATGACGCCTTGTGGCGTCGCATGGTGGACTTGTACCGCGGGAAGCATTGGCCGCGGACCACGGTCAGCAAAGAGGATCTGATCGCTGTCAATCTTGCTTTCAGCACGGTGAACGTGATCGCCCCCGCCGTGTCAGTGAACCATCCGAAGATTGTTGTCACTCCGAACAAACCGGAGGACGAGGATCGTTCCGCTTTCGTGGAAGCTGTGGTGAACCATTTGTGGCGTCACCACGATTTCCGTAAGCCTTTCCGCCGCTCCGTTAAGGATTTCCTCATTTTCGGCCACGGATGGTTGAAAGTCGGTTGGAAGTTCTTGGAGCAGGAACGCGAGTTGGGTGAAGCGGAGCGCGACGAACTGTTCGCTGAGGCGACGGTCGAAACGGACATGTTCGCTATGGAAAACCCGGAAATGGCCGGTGACCTCCCCGACAACGAGCAGATGATGGCTAGTGTTCCTTTGACAACGATGACCGTCGTGGAAGACCAGCCGTTCATTGAACGTGTCTCACCCTACGACATTTACATCGACCCGGAAGCCACTTGCATAGAAGACGCACAGTGGATAGCGCAGCGGATCACCCGACCGTTGGATGAGGCGAAGAAAGACAAACGGTCCAAGGCGTCGGTGCGGAAAAACCTGTCCGCAGATTCGATGCTGAACCCGATGTACGCCCCCACTGACCGGGAGGAACAAAACCAGTATTTGGCCGGGGTTGTGGAACGTACTGTCATCTACGAGTTTTACGACATTGTGAACAACACCATGTCGGTGGTGCCCCAATCGGGCGGCGAGTTCCTAGTGGACCCCATGCCGATGCCTTACGCTTACGGTCAGCCTTTCGTCATGTTGCGAAACTATGACGTTCCCGACTACTTCTACCCGATGGGCGACTTGGAAGCCATTGAGTCGCTGCAACTTGAGTTGGATAAGACCCGTTCACAGTTGATGAACGCTCGGAAACGGTACGCTCGCAAATACTTGTACCACGAACGGTCCTTCGGTCCTGAGGGCCGTGAGGCGTTGGAATCCGAAGATGACGGCAGGTTGGTGCCGGTGGTGGACGAGAACAAGCCGTTGTCGGAGATTGTTGTTCCGATGCCGCAGATCCCGTTGTCGCCGGAGATTTACAACCTGTCCGCTATTATTGAGCAGGACATCAACACGGTGTCCGGCGTGTCAGAGTACGCCCGCGGGTCGATGCCGGAGATTCGGCGCACCGCGACAGAGGCGTCGATTATCGCTGACGCCCAGAACGCCCGCGCTGCGGACAAGCTGGCTATTGTCGAAATCGGTATCGGCCATTTGGCCCGTCGTGTAATCCAACTGATGCAACAGTACATGACTGGCGAGCAGATGGCTCAAGTGTCGGCGGCCGGTGGGGAAACCCTGTTTGTTCCGTTTGCCCGTGATGACATTGTAGGCGAGTACGATTTCAGCGTGGAGGGCGGTTCCACGCAGCCGATGAACGAAACGATCCGCAAACAGCAAGCGGTGTCGTTGATGAACGCGGTGGCACCTTTGGTGGG